GCCGTTGGCGTGAACGCATCTGGCAAGGATTGGGAACATATTCATGGGATTTTGAATAAGAACCCTGATCGAATTGGTGAGGGTGACTTCTCCAAGTACGATCAAAACATTCGGCCGGAGGAATCATATGAAGCTTTTGATATGCTTCGTTACATTCTGAAGGAGTGTGGATTCACAGATGATCTAATTAAGGTCTTTGATGGATTTGCCACTGAGTGCATGTTTCCGATCTATGAATCCGATGGGTTTGTGTACAAAGCATTTGGGACAAATCCATCTGGGCATCCCCTCACAGTCATTATCAATGGGCTAATCAACAGTCTATATATGAGATATGCTTACTATGCTCTACACCAAAAGCAAATTTGGCGAGATGCTTTGGCATCAGCTGGCCCTGAATCAGGGCATGTACTGACCAATCCACAATACAAACTTTCCTTCGGGGACATTCCTATGTTTCACGAGGTGATTGCTTTGATCACATATGGAGACGACAACCTATTTTCTGTCGATCCAAGTGAGGAATTGTTTAACCAAACTTCCGTTGGTACTGAACTTGGTCTTGTTGGGATCAAGTACACTGATGGCTCAAAACAGATCGCCACTGTGCCTTTCATCCACCTTGATGACGCAGCTTTTCTGAAGCGCCGCTTCTTCTTCCACCCTCTACTTCAAGCTCGCGTTGGTAATCTCGACCTTAAATCAATCTATAAGTCTTTGCTATTTTGCAAGCGACTAAAAGGATCAGATACGAGGTTTCAAGCCCAGATCATTGGAGGCAATTTCTCCCAGGCGATGGCAGAACTGTTTTTACATGGTGAAGATGTATACGATGAACATTTGCGAAAGTTCAAACGTGTATTGGAAGGTGAGCGAGACGCTGATGGACAGCTGATAACTGATTGGTTCAATCCCCCCACCAAGGAGGAATTGATCGCTCGATTCAATGCTACAACATGTGCCTATGACAAAGCCAAAGAAGCCATTATGCCCAAAGACCTCGAAAAGGAATCAGGTAGAATGGAGACTGTTCCAGAAATGGTCCGAACTGTCAGGGGTATTGACACAGTTAAGGTGATTAAATCATTGGTGGATCGAGAGATTTGGATTGATAGAGAACACCAGAGACAAGCTGTCCAATTTGCATTGTTCAACCCAGACTTTGATCTCGATTTTCGCTTGGAACAATTTTTCATCACTCTCAATGAGGAGCCGAATGAGATGACCCCATGGTACATCACTCCAAGATCTGAGTCTTACCAAAACTATGTGTGTTCCATCGCTCATAAATTTTATCGTGAGTCAGGTATGGTTCCACGTTTGGAGGTTCGGAATGGATTCTTGGAAGTCCCACCAGTACGCTACGTAAAGGACGCATACTTCCGGAATTGGTGTTCCAATCATGGCCACTTCACACACATGGCAGAAGATGTGCGACAATCGAGTTTCTTTGACCACACCATACAAATGGCTGCTGTCAATATTCGAGTCCGTCGAGCTCAACTTGGCACGATTGCTTCGGCAGTTCGTAGACTTTGGGAGTCTGTCAATAGTCCATGCTTGACACCAGTTTCAGATTGGAAAGTCCGAAGTATAATGCGGAAGCTCCTAAGGCAGACTGAAGAGCTTAATAAAATTTTTCTGCCAGAAATTTCTGATGAGATAATGTCTTTCTTGGATGGACCCTCTCAGAAATTCTTTCACAACGACAATGTATATATGGGTCATTCAACTTTTTGTAATAGACCCGATTTGCTAGTTCGTTATGCAAGAGACTGGGAAGCCAGACAAGCCCCTCACATGGAATACAACCGTGGTATCATAGATCTTCAGATGTTTGAAATCAATGATCCCGATGTGGTCATGGGAGAGATTGACTAGTCGCCTCATGGCGCCAGGTTGTCAGGACCTGCACCCAATCTGACCAAGATAGTTACTTGTAAATAGAATTAGCATCATTGCTTAGGTAGCATGATGTTGTATAAAATACCTTCTAATGTAAATATAAGGAGTTCAAAGGGGAACTCGCA